ACCCAGCCCCACCACGCGAACGAGTAGCTGATGGCGACGGGCAGGAGGATTGCCGCGGACAGCACGGCCAGTTCGATCTGCTGGGCGCAGTGGATTCCTTCATGGCGGCGCGTAGTCTCGTCCATGCTCCACGCCATCGGCTTCCGGGTAAAAGACCACAAAAGCCATGTTACCCAGTTAAACCCCTTGAACGGGATCAACTTGTTGTGAACTTCGATAGGTAGTTTCATCACAGGTTCAATTCATAGCCGTTAGACACTATCCACTCAATACGGTTGCACAGAAGTTCTATCAGGTTATCGCCCATTTCATCCCCAATATTATCGGCTTCTAATTGGGTAAGTACGGGGGTGTAACAGAATCTCCATCCACCGCCAACCACTGCTTTCAGTGTCAGTTCGTAAGTGTTGTGGGCGTCCTGAATCACATTCGGAAGCACCTTTTCCAGCAGGTCGGCGACCGTGAAGGCGGGAATAAAGGATTCAGGAAATTCTTGATAGGCCAAAATCTTATCCAGCTTACAACCCTGCCAAATATTAAGCTCGTAGTTTATTTCGTCTACCGCACTACTAACCCATTCCCACACCATGCTCGCCTTATCCGCGGGCACTTCCAACTCGATCAGCCGCTTCGACTGCTCGATGCTCGTTACTTGGTCTTTCATCTTCTATAGTTTTTTAATTCAATACTTTTTCGCATGGTTCTCGTATTCATTTATCGTTTCAAAAATCTGTAATGCTACCTGCGGAACTATGGCGTTTCCGTAGGCTTTAATCGATTCCCGCACCCAGCGAGGAAAGGTAATACCGTCCAGTCCATCGGGAAAGACATCATCTCGGCAACATAAAGGGGATTGAGACGGGAACGATTCAAACGTTGTTCGTGCGAAAGTTTTACGATCTCTTTGACAAGCCCGCTTTTCCGTCTCGCTTGCGACTCCGGCAGCGAGCTGTTCGTTGCGTCGTTTACCGTAGGAGTCGGTAACAACCCTGTCGGCATCGGCACAGTCCGTCCTTTCACGCATTGCTTCAAACCCTGCGTCTGCACAGTAGGCAACAAACCAGCGTCTGTCCCTTCGGTGGGGAGCACCGACACCGCAAGCCGGTATAATGTACGGTTGAACCGCATATCCTGCCGCCTCCAAGTCAGAGCACACCTCGTCGAAGACCATTCCTTCCGACCAATTAACAATTCCGAAAACATTCTCGCCCACGACCCATCGAGGTCGAACAGTCCGAATAACCCGCAACATTTCCGGCCACAGGTAACGCTCGTCCTCCGTGCCTTTGCGCTTGCCTGCGAGCGAGAACGGCTGGCAGGGGAAACCGCCTGTAAGGACGTCAATTCGTCCTCGCCAAATAGTAAAGTCTGTCGTGCGTATGTCTGCATACTGTTCTGCATTAGGGAAATGATATTTTAAAATCCGGCGGCAGAAAGGATCGATTTCGCAGTTGAAAGAGTTTGTCCAACCGGCCCACTCTGCCGCAAGGTCGAAACCGCCGATGCCCGAAAAAAGTGAAGCGTGCGTCATGGTCATTCGCATAATCCGTAAAAGCTCATGCAACTGGTCGCTGTATCGTCGTCGAATAGGCTGCCCGTCGCATTCTGCCATTGGACGTAGCGCACGACATCATGAATCGTCGGATATTTCTCTCCGCTGGTGATTGCGTGGGACGGTATTTTGTCCGGGCCGAAAAACGACGAATGCAACTCCGTTTCAAGTGCGGCGATCTGTTCGATGCGCTCCGGGTTCTGGCGCGATATGTTGAGAATATCCCGCTGATTCGCCATCACACACGGCCAGCAGCCGACACGCTTGTAGCCCATGCGGTAGAGCGGGTTTGGCTCCAAACCTGCGTCGAGGATGTAATCGATCACCTGCTGCGCCGACCAGTCGAACACGGGCCGCAGAAGATCATCAGCGAATTTCTCTCGAAATGCCCGTACCTCCTTACCCCGATAGGTGTGCGTCTTCGGTTTACCCGCTTTATCGTAGCCGTAAGGCTCAAAATAGTACTTGAAGTACGTGCATTGCGCCTGCATCTTGGCTCGGCTGGCCGATTCTGCCGCCCGGATGCCCTGAATCATCAGCATATTGTCCTGAATCTTGTCCAGTACGTAGTCGATGCAGGGCTTTGTCTTCAATTCCTGCGTGCAGAACCGCGCCCGCGTCGAAGGCCAACGCTTTTTGTGCCGGGCAAGATCGACCATACCGTCGTACTTCTTAGACTTGAGCGTCACCAAATCCAAGTGGAGTTTATCCGCGATCCGGTTGATGTATTCGTAGGTCAGCGGATGTTCCCAGCCCGTATCGCAAAATACGGTCGTGAAATTCTTGGTGATATGCTCGCGTGTCCACAATAGCGATGCAAGGCTGTCCTTGCCTCCCGAAAAGGTTACTATGACTTTCATTCTTATCGTTCGTTTAAGGTTAACTGAGGGGACTGGGGACGCGGGGCGTCATTAGTCGAGGGCGTTAAAGTTCGGAGGTGGGAAATTTGAGCTCCTCTATCTCCAAAATGTTTTCTGCGCCATAGCCACTGCCCATTCACCGCCTCCCGCACGAAGTGATCCTCGATCTGTCCACTCAGTCGGTAAACTTGGGCCATAGCTTCGTCATAGGTGTAATATTTCACTCCGGAATGCTCCGTGAGGGTTCTGTCCAGTTTAGCGTAAGTCACGAACGTGGCGTAAGCGTTCTTGTTGGTCGTGTAAGCCCCTTTGCTGTGCATCGTGACGATCAACCTCTGAATATCTTCGACCGAATATTTGCGTAGCATCCACACGGCATTCGCTTCCGTAATAGGCTCCGGCATTGAGGCGATAGTCGGAACATTCTCGTGTATCCACCGCACTAACTCTGCGGCGTTTCCCCCTACAACCCCCTTTTTTGTATCTACCAGTGTGTGTGTATATTCTTCTATTCTTTCTTTCTTATATTCTTTAGTTGTGGTTATCTGTTGGTTATCAGTTGGTTGGTTGTTGGTTATTTGTTGGTTATCTGTTGGTTGATAACCATTGTCGTAACCATCTTGTCCTTGTTGGTATGAATCATAATTACAGACAGTTATGATAGTGTATTTGCGGGTTCCCAACTTGGTTATAAACCCGCAGTTATCCAACTTGTCAAGCGCGGTGCGTATTTGCATCTCCGAAAGTCCTGTCTCTTCGGATAGCTGTCCTCTACTGGTTATCAATTGTCCGCGGTCGATGGTTATTCCCTTCCACTTCTTGGATTGGTAATTCGCTTTCAGAAGAAAATGAAGACAGAGGCGCACGCAGTTTGTATCCGAATACCACTCCCAGTCCAAAAGGCTGCGGTGTATCTTAATCCATCCTTCCATATTATTTCTCTGTAATGGGGATAATAGCGCGTGCTGCACTGTAATAATCCCGGCTGCACTGGTCGATGTAACCATTATACATCCGCACGATATAGTTGCTGCTCTGCTTTATGGCATGCTGCCTGCGGCACCAGAAATACTCCTCGCTAATGGGCTTCTGTCCTGCTGCAAGCAGCGCTTCGTTGATTTCGCGTCGATGCTCGCAGAGAATAAGCGCCTGCTCCATAGTCGGGATACGTCCGCCTTGGTCGCGCACCCACTGTACTGCCGTGGCGTATTTCAACTGCGCTTGTTCGTAGTAGCCAACGATGAATCGGGAGCAACCCTGCTCGATGTAAATGCCCTTCGGGCGCAGTTCGAAAAAAAACTCCTTGCACTCCATAACCATTATTGAACATGAAAACATCGGTAGCCGAGTTCTCGCCATCTATGTGCCATAGCCAGGCTGTCTTCAAGGACGAAGGCCACATGGGCGCGCTCGTCTTCGGTAGTTTCTTGGGTGAAACTATCGATTTTGGAAATCACGTCCGGGCGATTGTCGGAGTTCGGGCGCATAATCAGCGTATAGTCTTTCGGCGACAACATGAGGTTCCGCTGAAGCCACAGTTGTGTCTTCTGACGCACACTCTCGCGCCGCGACGTGCAGAAGTAAATATCATAGTACCTCGACATCTGGCGTACGAAATCGCACACCGTACGTATCGGCAGGTCATTGAAGTCATCGCGGTAGAACGATTCCCAATCCGGATCGTTCTGCTCCATGTATTTTCGTCTGTCGCCGACGACGCACAGCGTCCCGTCGATGTCGACAACTGCTATTTCGCGATTCATACAGATAATCAGATTAAAAGGGCCGCCAGCCACGAATGGCTGTCAAACTAATTCGCTTTATGATTGCAAGCGGCCCTTGTTTTTTAGTATCTTTTTCTGGTGGTGTGTTTTACCGCTTTGCTTTCCAGCTCATGGGTAGATGCTATTCGAGTATACTGCATCCATTCATCCAAATCTTTTTTAAGGAAGCGCAGTTTACGTCCTCCCCGATCTTTATAGTGAGGTATCTCTTTTCTGCGAGCCATCTCCCTGATGGTGTATGGTGCGCATCCCGTATATGCCGCAGCTTCTTCGGATGTCAGGAGGGGTTTGCCTGCACCTAACACCAAAAGCTCCAATCGCCTGATCTCATCCAGTATCTGTTGTTCGGCCATATTATCATTCGATTAAAGATTCAACTTCATTTTTTGCCTGTCGATCGGGGTGGGCATATTGCAGTATTACGAAATGCGGGTTACGATAATCCCTTCTTGAGAAGAGGCCACGCTGTAACGCTGTCCCGTGGAGAACTTCAGTTCACTCAGCTGTGATTTAACTGCCGATCTGATAGACGGCGGAAACGACAGGCTTTTGCCGATTTCAAGATTGATTAATTGCTGCCTGCGGCTACTCTTGTTCGTTGTTGCCATATAGTTGAAATTTGATCGTCGTAAAAAGGCGCCCCCCGCATCGATAACACACCCTTAAACCTACATTACTATGAAAACACACAGCAGGGGCGCCTTGTTTGGATTATTTTATTTATATTTGCTTATTGCCTTGTTGGCTTGTGCAAATATACAAATATAATTTGTCACAACAAGCATTTTGACAAATTTATTTTGTATAATTTTAATTAAAAAAAGATAATACTTTATTTTACAGATGAATAGATGTAGTATATTAAATGAGGCATACGAGTGGTTGCGATACAAAAAACTTGTATCTTCAAAAAAAGAATTCGCAGAGCACATCGGGATAGACAAAACAAATTTGTCATCCGCGTTTAATGGTATGGAGAAATACCTGACAGATAATCTTTTTATCAAAATATCAGAGGCCTTTCCTCAGTTAAATAGAAACTGGCTATTGACCGGAAAAGGTAATGTGCAAAAAGCCCAATCGGTTTCTACGGATTTTGAAAATACTAACCAACAATCAGAGGATATGAATGCAAACGATTTTTTGAAGGCATTGGCAGAAGAACAAAGCCTAACCCGCGAAGCACTTGCTCAAAATGCCCGGTTAATAGGCATCATCGAGCGATTACACGGCATTGATGGTGTTGGAACACGAATTTCCCCCCCCCTACAAAATCAAGGCCAAATACGCTGAAAATTAGCGAGAAAGGAAACATTTTCACACTACGATTAGGCAAAAAGGAGTGTTGATTTGGAGTGATATAGGATGGAAATTATTAAATTCAGCGATGTACGCGACAAGGTTGTGCGACTTCGCGATCAGGATATCCTGTTGGATGCCGATGTAGCAGAACTCTACGGAGTAGAAACAAAACGGGTAAATGAAGCAGTCCGGAATAACCCCGAGAAGTTCCCGGATGGATATATATTTGAGCTGCAACAATCTGAAAAACAGTATGTAGTCGAAAATTTCGACCACTTGCAAGGATTGAAAAAGTCGCCCGTAACACCCAAGGCATTCACTGAAAAAGGCCTCTATATGCTAGCAACAATCATGAAAAGTGAGCGGGCTACGCAGACGACCCTTGCGATTATCGAGACATTTGCCAAACTCCGGGAGTTATCCCGCACTATTGGTGAAATGTCGACCAATCCCGATGAATTTAAGCAAAAGACACTAATGCAGAAAAGTGGCGAAATCATGGCCGATCTTTTCGGTGAGGATATGCAGACGACGGACACGGAAACAGAGATCGAATTGAACTTTGCCGTATTAAAATTAAAGCACACTATAAAACGTAAAAACAAATAAAACCCTACTGAAATGAAAAAAATTGTCTTATTAATTGCATCGGTCTTAATTAGCTTATCTGTTTGGGGGCAGGATAAACATCTATTCCAAAAAGAATTTCGCACGGATATTCCCGGAATAACAGAAACCCGATATCTAGATATAAAAACCGGGAAATATGTCAGCAAAAAAGAGTTTAAGCAGATGTATGGTATATCTCCATCTAGATATTACGCGCTTCGCGGAGCGAACCCATCCACAGGCACCAATCGTCTGTATAAATGGAAATTACATTCCACAAACACCTTGGTGGGCTCTTGTTTGATCGGAGGATCGGTAACTGCTGCCTTGTTATCGAATGCAATTTTATCCCAAAAAGCTGAAAATACATATGATAACGACTACGCAGACACGCAGCGAATCATATATTATTCGTGTGCTGGCGTTTCCCTGGCGGGCATAATCGTTATTTTAACAGGGCTGCATAAAGAATATATCGATGGAATAAAAGTTGCGGAGAATTGGGTTATAAAGGATAATGGCGCCGGACTTTCCCTGTCTTGTAAATTTTAGGCATGGCGCAAATTGCTCGCAACCCCC